GATCGTATCATGTCCGACGTATGGGGTTCAGCCGACTGGGCAATCGTCTGGGATGAGGCTACCAGCTCTCCCAAGCACATCCTAGTCAATGTGTACGATATGAATGGACCCGACTGGAAACCCGTCCAAATCACGGTGGACGCGACCGACGAAATCCGCGAGAAATACAAGCAATACTTGATCAACTGTGAGTATCAAAACCTGCTGGATAAAGCCGAAGCTGCGGCTCGGCATATTGAGAAGGGTGCTGTCGCAAAGGTTGTACGCGGTAAGACTGGTAAGGGTACTATCGGGAAGGTTGTAGTGCAGATGATTGCAACCTACGGTATGGGATATCGCGCTTCCAGCGAATACAAGCTGGCTATCGCCACCTCTGACGTTAAGGTAAAGAAGCCCTTACGTTCGGGTAAGGTTGTCGATGTCTACCAGGACGTGGTCTGGGTTTGGCAGCGCAACTGCGAACGGGTTGATATAGCCAATATTGACAAGGATGCTCTCCTCCAGACGGCTCAGGAACGGGTGGTGCGATATATCCCTGCCTGAGCCTACCCGTTCCAGCCGCTTCCTACCGCGTCCTCCACGATCCCAATAAAATCAAGCACTTAGCCACTCTAGCAATATCAAGCACTTAGCCTATGCGTCCAGCACATACCGCTATGCAAAAAAACATGGGTCGGACACTTGAAATTCCGACTTGCCATCCCCATATATTGTATATGAGAGTGAGAAAGAAAGGTACCACCATGTCCAAGCGCACCAAGCGCGGTCTTGCCGAAAAGGCTCGTATCCACGAAATCCTGTACAAGCACCCGAATGCCAATATCCGCATCGCTGCCGACTTTCTGGCTGATGCGTTGTTTCAGGCTCGTAAGGGTGATGTTTCCGAGTTTATGACCGCCTTGTCGCTGGCTCAAATGTTCGCTGAGAAAGTCAACTTCTGCAACCCCTCGGAGAACCTTCGCTAATGACTAAGGATCGCAAGACCGTTTCGATTGATGCGCTGTTGGATTATGCCAACGGCTATCTGTCTGCCGACTATCCCAACTGTGATGCGCCCGAGGAAATTGCGCGTCGGAACGGTCTGATTGACATGATCGAGGCTGCGCTCCATGCGGTCGGTCGTTATCGCGGTTATTCGTACCTCGATCAAAAGCAGATCACGCAGGGAAAGCCTGGCATTCGCTGGTTCGAGGACGGTTCCCATGCTTTCTTTAATACTGACAAGACCCGCAGGAGATATGCATGAGTGCTTATAAGGACTTTCTAATCGGCGTGGAAGAATTGGTCTGGTCGGCTCTGGAGAGGGGCTTTACTGATTTATATGGCATTCATGCCTACGTTCACATGTATGAGCCAGATGCCGACATATCAACCGTTTCGGCAATATTGGATGAGTTGCACCGCATGGATGAAATGCAACTTTATGTCGCTTGACAGTTATTGCCAGATTTGCTATCATTCCATCGTTAACTAAACAAACACAGGAAAACACACATGTCTAAGATTGCCGCTCATTTTGTTGCTCTTGAATTTCTCAAGGCTAAGGGTTCAGCCACTCCTGCTGAGATTGAAGCCCACGTTGGTAAAGGCAAGTATGCTGCCAAGTATGTCTGCTATCTCAAGCTTCACGGCTATGAGATTGATACCATCAAGTCTGGTAAGACTGTGGTCGAGTATAAGTTCATTTCTGACGGCGATTCCGCTACCCGCGATTTCAAGTGGGTACCGCCTGCCCAGCGCAACGGTACCGCTGCTCCCAAGCAGAAGAAGGTCAAGGCTGCGGCAAAGCCGAAGGCATCTAAGCCTGTCAAGGTGCGCCAGTCCAAGCAGACCTCTTCGGCACCTGTTCAGAAGGCTGCTCGGCAGGTTCTCAAGGATCGTGCTGACGCCGAGGCTGACCGTCTGCTGGCTGAAATCGGCATGAAGAATGCTGGTGAGTATGCTGGTGGTACCTACTCTGTTGATCCCGATTGGGACAGCATGGACGGCATTGACGTTGCTAACTTCCTGAAGTGAGGAGATACGAATGAACTCTAATGAAAAGATTATGGCTGCTGTTGGCTTGCTTGGTCTAGCCGCAATAATCATCATCTTCGGTCCTCTTGCAGTAATCTGGTCTTGGAATCAGTTGTTCGGTGACATCAAGATTCTTGAATATAGTTTCTGGAACTGGCTTGCTGTTATGAGTCTTGGACTGCTCTTCAAGCAGGTGAAGATTGAAAGGAAAAAGTAATGAATAAGCGATGGCTCTTGGCAGGGTTGACAGCCCTGCCATTTTTTGCTACAGTAAGTAATGCGGCCAATATGAATGGTCGCAACACTGCTACATGGAAAGTTCCGCCTGGAGTGACAAAGATTCGTGTTCGGTCTTGGACGCCTGATGGTCGTAAAGATATGGACAGGACTTTGAATGTAGAACCAGGCGAACTGTTTCGGCTTGATGCTATTGAGGACTGATAATGACAGATAGAGACTTTGACATTCGCGCCTATGATCAAGGCTATCGTGACGGGCGGCATGATGCTGCGGCTGAGATTGATCGGTTACGGGCGGCTCTAGACGAGGCAGCAAAAGACTTAGATGATTGGGGCGCATATACCAAAGCGAACAAAGTCCGTGCTGCTCTTAGAGGTGAGAAGTGAACATATTCGCAATTGATAAAGATCCGATCCAGTCTGCAATGTGGATGGTGGACAAGCATGTAGTCAAGATGATCCTTGAGACTGCACAGCTTTTGTCTACCGCTCATCGCATTCTAGATGGCGAACAATACACCGACAAGACCAAGACTGGTCGTAATGTCAAGCGTTGGCGTTTGCCTGACGACCGTGAGACGGTGTTATATTCAGCCACACATATCAATCATCCATCTGCTGTGTGGTGTCGCGCAAATAACAACAACTACAACTGGCTCTATTGTCATTTCTTAGGTTTGCTGGCCGAATATACATATCGTTATGGCAAGCATCACAAATGCGAGATTATGAGCTATGCTCTCATGCGGGCACCATACAATATCAAAATAGATTATCTAACGCCTGTAACGCCAGCAATGCCTGATGAATACAAAGTGCCGAATGATAGTGTCGCATCATATCGCAACTACTATCGTGTGGCTAAGGCTCGTATGCACAAGTGGACTAAGCGTGATGTACCAGAGTGGATTACACAATTATAGGAGATACTAAATACAGATATGCCAAATTATTCATTTGAAAACGCAGAGACAGGCGAAGAGTTTGAACTTCAAATGTCGTATGAAGAACTCAAAAAGTATCTTGAGGAAAATCCCAAGATCAATCAAACCTTCCGTATGAATCTCGTTGATCCTGTCGGTATCGGCATCACTAAGCCACCAGCAGATTTTCAAAAGCATGTTCTGGGACGCATCAAAGAAGCTGTACCAGGAGCAAGCAAAAAGGCCATTGAGAAACGATGGCACATTCCGAGAGAGATTTAACATAAAAAAGAATTTACGATTTTTAGAAGAGAGCGGTCACGCAGGTGATTCGCTCTCTTCTGCTTTTAAAGGAGTTAAAATGTCCAAGAAACCTAAGAACAAGAAACCAATTCCAGAAGCGCAAAAGCAGGCTGCTCACTTTGAGTTGAGACACATCAAGCCTCTCACACCAAATCAGGAGAAAACATTCAACGCATACAGACACGGATATCATCTTATGCTACACGGTTTTGCTGGAACAGGCAAAACATTCTGCGCTCTTTATCTTGCTCTAAATGAAATCTTGACAGGCACTTCAGTATATAATAAAATAATCATTGTTCGTTCAGTTGTTCCTTCCAGAGACATGGGATTTCTTCCAGGCTCTATGAAAGAAAAAGCCGCTGTGTATGAAGAGCCGTACCGCGAAATTTGTGACAATCTATTTGGTCGTGGTGATGGTTATGATATTCTCAAGATGAAAGGTCTTGTACAGTTCACGACAACATCATTCTTACGCGGCATCACATTCAACAATGCCATTGTTATTCTGGATGAAAGCCAAAACTTGTCCTTTCAAGAAGCAGATACAGTAATGACAAGAATGGGCGATGAAAGCCGTCTGATTGTTTGCGGCGACTTTAGACAGACAGACTTGACAAAGCCACACGAAAAAGAAGGCATCACACAGTTGATGGCTATCACAAAAAGAATAAATACTTTTGAACATGTTGAGTTTCAGAAAGAAGATATCGTTCGTTCTGGCCTCGTCAAATCATACATCATTCAAAAGGACGCAATGGGACTATGAAAGAAAACTTAGAGAGATTTATCAGAGAAGAATTTTTGATAGAAGGTAGAGGACAAGAAGTTGTCCGTCAATTTGCTTCTAAAGCGCATGAAGATTGGCGTAAAGGATTTGAAAAGCGCGAAGGTGTAGGAGCAAAAAGACCGAAAAAAAATCCAGTTACTGGAAAAGAAGAAAATATCAATGTGCCTTTTGATGAACTTCATCCGCACTGGCAAAAAGAAAATCTAGCAGCAGGAAAAGCTGCTCTCATGGCAATTCGTAAACATAGAAATGATACGGAAGCCGCCTCTGAGCATGTACATAATGAATGGATGAAACGTAATCCCAAAGCTGATTATAATGCTGCACAACATGTTCCGTATAATGAATTGCCTGAAGTAGAGAAGGCAAAAGACAGAGAACATGTCACAACAATGCGTACCCTTTTAGGAAGAAAACAATGAAAACGTTTTTAGAATATCTAGCAGAAGAAGTATCATTTCGTGAAAGAGTTCAGCCTGCTATTCGACATCCATCAGGAAAAATACTGAGAGGTCGTCGCGGCGAAGATCATGCTGAAATTCGTGAAAGACACATGACAGAGCCAGGCAAACCTGCTGAGGGCGAAGCTGGCTTTTATGATCCAAAAGAGAAGAAGTTTCACACTCGCGCCGAGATGGGCGGTATGGATAGCACAAGAATGTTAACGCCAAAAGAGCGTGAAGCTAGAGATAAGAGATTGGGCAATGACGATCCATTCGGCGGAAGCTTCTCATCTACAGATAGAATGACCGACCTTCAGCGTATGCGAAAGTATGGAACGATTGAGGAAGGTAATCCTCTTTCTCGTATGAACAAACTGGAAAAAGAAGGCAGACATTTTATAGCAGTGTCTACCGAAAGACCTGGTCTAACAAAGAAACAAATCTCAGCAAGAAACAAAGAACTTGTTTCTATGGCTCGTAAAGCTGGATTTGGTGTAAGAAAAGCCGAAGGACAATATGAGGGCAATAAAGAAAGCTCTCATGTCATTCACGCAAAGGAAGCTGGTCGCGAGTCTGGTGCAGAACTTGTAGCATTTGGTCGTAGACTAGGACAGCATTTTAATCAAGATTCTGTCTTGCATCACAACGGCAAAACTGCTAGACTAATAGGCACTAACGAAACAGGATTTCCAGGAAAAGATAAATCGGAAAAAGTTGGCGGAAGATTGAAGTATAATAATCCAGAATCTCCCTTTCAGACAGAACTTAGACCTTCAAAGAAAAAAGCCCCAGCAAGATTTACTACGGAGTAAAGTATGAGTGACTACAGTGAAGACTGCATGAAATACATCAAAGAATGTCTTGCAAAAGAAGATCGCAAGCCAGTTGGTATGTATGGAACTTGGGCATATTACGAAGCAAAGAAAAAAGAATACGAGAGGTCTAAATGCCAAAACTAGTTCTTATCACTGGCGGATTTGATCCGATACATTCAGGACACATTGAATATATCAATGCAGCGAAGAAACTTGGTGATTATCT